TTGTACGCGGCGATCTGTGACGTGCTGGAGTCTTACGCCGCACGCCTCCGAACCGAGACCCTTGAGGCTGAGATGGACGCCGTCGACTGGGCGCTCATGGGATCCGAAGAGGACGACGACTGATGGACGGCCAGCAATGCGACCGACACCCATCAGCGCAGGCTAAGGCGCGGGTGCTGCTGCCAAGTCTCGGCACGCTGTACTTCTGCCAGCACTGCGCAGACACTCTCGACTTCGGCGCAGACTTCCATATCGACTACGAGAAGGTCACGGTCTAAGCGGCCATCAACTCAAGCAGCGTCTTCTTCAGACGGTCAGCCTCACCATGGCTGATCTTGAAGTCAATGGTGTTGCCCGCCGTGATGACTGAGACCGTCGTGTTCGCCATCCCCTTCTTCGATGTGACCGAAGTGATCGCACGAACCGGGATCATCTCAGTGTCCTTGTTGCTGATGCCAGTGGCCAGCATCGATAGGCCCATGGTCATAGCGCCGGCCAACATCTTCCCACCCGACAGGCCAGCCTTCGTCCACTCAAGACGATCAGGGAACACCTGAACCTTCGCGTTCTTCCCGTTGATGTGTGACGTGAACTCAAGCAGAGCTGATGACATGGTGACCCCCAAGGGTAGAGACGAACAGATCACACCAGAGTAGGGCAACGGCGGGGGATTAACCATGGCCGGTGATGGCAACAGCTCACGACGATGGCGAACCGTTATCCGCCCAACCTTCCGAGCACAAGGCGCCAAAGCCCAAGCCCCATGCTGGCTATGCGGACAAGCCATCGACTACACCATCACAGACACCAACGACGACGCGGTCTGGGAACCCGACCACCTCTACCCGCGGTCAACACACCCGCACCTCGCTGAAGACGCAGGCAACCTTAGGCACTCGCACCGCGGATGCAATAGAACACGCGGCAACAAGGCCACTGTTACTGGGCTCGGTACACTCACCCGCGACTGGCTCGCATAGGAGACAACATGCAGGATTCACATCAGCTCGACGCGCTCCTATCTGCATCCGCTGGCAGCAAGGTTGGAGTCTTCGGCCGCACGCTAATCGAAGTGCAATCAATCCATTCGGCCATGGTTGACTGGCTCGAAGACGAGAGCGCGACAGTGCGCCGCACAAACGGGCAGCACGAGATTAGCTTTCCCAATGGTGGCTTGGTCCGCTTCCTATCCTTCAATCAGAGCGCAAGAGGCTCGTCCTTTGACCGCGTCTACATCCCACTGCAAACCCCCAGTGAATACCTTGCGGAACTGCTTCCATCAATAGCAACGAGCGACGATGGAACGGTTACCGGCTACCTCTAGCACTGACGGGGTAGGGGCGGCTACGTTTGAAAACTTTGAACGGCCGGAAGCCTTCGGCCCGGTAGCCCTCCTCTCCCCCCGTCGTTTTGATAGGGGGTCGCGCACGCGCACGCGAGACCCTGTAGGAGGTCCCTGTGGCTGAGGAATTGGGCAGGCTGGGCGCCGCTGTAGAGAAGTCCTTGGAGGCCGCGACGTGGCTGTCTGGGGCTGATGAGGCTACTAAGGAACTTGCTCGCGGGTACGCATCCTACGTTGACAACGCGCACGCACTCGCTGATCCCGAGTTGATCCACAAGGCGTACTCAGTTGCAGGCCCGAACCTACAGAAGACGCTCACTTCACTGGGCTTGAACCCGGAAGCCCGTAAGGAATTGGGCGTGAAGGGTGAGGCCCAGGAGGTTGACCCCATTGACGAACTCAAACGGAAGCGGGCGGGCAGAGCGCAGGCTGGGTAAGACCGAGCCGCGCCTCTGGACTCGCCCACTTCGGGAGCTCACGCCGGATACATCGCTGGGATTTGAAGCTATCGAGGCCGCTAAGATCGCCGGTCGACGTCTTCATCCGTGGCAAGAGTGGTGGCTGATTCACTCCCTGGAGCTCGCACTGGGTTCATTTACCAGTGATGCGTTCCCGGTGCTGCGATACAAGACAGTCCTACTGCTGGTCAGCCGGCAGAATGGCAAGTCGTTCATCATGTCCACCCGACTGCTGTGGCGGATGATGATGTGGGATGGCCCGGAAGCTGATCCTGCACTGATCCTCGGCGCGGCACACAAGCTGAATGCGGCCGAGGAAATCCTGGACCTGTCCACGAAAGCCCTTCAGCGCTCGGCTGGCCGCAAGTACATTGCGCACAAGTCGAACGTCAACGGCAACAAATACCTCGAACTGTCCAACGGATCCCGCTATAAGTGCGAGGCCGCATCGGATGACGGCGGCCGCGGACTTGCCGTAACCGATCTCGCCTTTGATGAGCTCCGGCAGCAGCGCGATTGGGAGTCCTGGTCCGCGCTGACGAACACGACGAACGCCCGCTTCTCTTCTCAGGTGCTCGCTGTTTCCAATGCTGGCACTGCTAAGTCTGACGTTCTCCGCGGTCTGCGCAAGCAGGGTCTCGCCCGGATGGCTGACTGGGATGCGTATGTCGAGGCCGGCGTCCAGTCCATCGAAGAGTTCGCTAACTCGCACGATACGACGATGGGCCTCTTTGAGTGGTCAGCGCCGGATGAGTGCGGGATCTGGGACCGTGACGGCTGGGCTCAGGCTAACCCTTCCATGGGCTACGAGGACGAGCACGGGATCGCCTACGTGACCGAGGAAATGCTCGCGTCTAAGGCGGCGCTGGTGGGTCTTGGCGGCGCTGAGGGTGTACCTGAGCACGTCTTCCGCACGGAGAATCTTTGCCAGTGGGTGACGGTTGACGCTGAGTCGCCGTTCGGTGCTGGCGTGTGGGATTCCCGGCATGATCCGGATTCCACGATAGCCAAGGGTTCCCCGCTAATGCTGTCCGTTGACGTGTCCGCTAACCGTGAGATGTCCTACTTCGCGGTTGCTGGCTGGCGTGGGGATGGCCGCGCACACGTTGAGGTCATCACGCAGCGGGCCGGTACGGAGTGGGTTGTCCCGACGCTGGTCGAGAAGTTCGCCGGTATTGGTGCCGAGTCAATCGTGGTCCAAGGCAAGGGCGCCCCGGCGTCCGCTCTGATCGAGCATCTGCTCGCGGCCGGTCTGCCTGTGATGGAGTGCGGCGGCTCGGATCTTGGCGCCGCTATGGGCGCGTTTTATGACGCTGTCCGCAACGGTAATGTCTTCCATCTTGCCCAGCCTGTCCTTGATGCGGCTGCGGCTACAGCAGTGACCAAACAGTTGGGAGACGTGTTCGTGCTCAACCGTTCAAAGTCCCCCATGGATGTCGCGCCACTGATCGCTGCGGAGCAGGCCTATTGGGGCCTGACCGTTGCGGCTTCCCGCGCTGGCAAGCCGAAGACAAGTTCATACGAAACACGAGGGATGGTGGTTGTCTAATGGGCGTCCTTGACATCTTCCGCCGATCCTCCATCATCTACCAGGCTGTTGAGGTTAGCTCCACCAACCCGTCCGGAGCCGAGGTCATCGAGGCGCTGCGGAAGGTAACCGGCATGGCGCCGGCTCAGTTGTGGGAGACGCAGCATAACGTCCGCACGGTGGTTGACTTCCTGGCCCGGAACATCGGCCAGCTTGGTTTGCCGACGTATCAGCGGGTATCTGACACTGACCGGCAGCGGCTCGCTGATTCTCCGGTGGCTAAGTTGCTGGCGAACCCGAATCCGGCGATGACTGCTTACGATCTGAAGGTCGCGCTGGTATCGGACCTTGCGCTGCATGACGAGGCGTGGTGGCTGCTCACGCAGACATCCGCCGGCTGGCAGTTGCGGCCTCTCGCCGTGGACATGGTTACCATCGTGTCGGGTTCCGAGATTGACGGGGACCTCGTCATTCATTACCTGCCCGACCCGCTGAAGCAGCCGATCAGGATTCCGGGTGAGAACCTGATTCACTTCAAGAATTGGACCCCCTACTACGGGGACCGCGGATCACCTGTTGTCTCGACCCTGAAGGACATCCTGGCCGAGCAAATCGCTTCCCAGCAGTTCCGTACAGGGATCTGGAAGAACGGCGGCCAGATCGGTTCCTACATCGCCCGCCCGAAGGACGCGCCTGCATGGTCTGAGGAAGGCAGTAACCGCTTCAAAGAGGACATGAAGGCGTACAAGGCCAAGGGTGCAAAGGTTGGCGGGATGCCGGTCCTTGAGGATGGCATGACCATCAACCAGGTCCGCTTCAACGCCCGCGAGGAGCAGTGGATCGAGGCGGCGAACCTGTCACTGGAAACCGTTGCTCGTGCGTGGCACATCAACCCGGCGATGCTCGGCGCCACGGGCGGCGTCTCCTATGCCAACGTCCGTGAGTTCCGGAAGATGCTGTACGGCGAAACGCTTGGGCCGTGGCTGAAGATGATCCAGGACCGCATCAACTCGAAACTCGTTCCGCTATTGGATCCCCGCGACGGGGTGTATGTTGAGTTCAACGTGAAAGCCAAGCTGGCTGCCTCGTTCGATGAACAGGCGGCTGTGCTGTCTTCGGCTGTTGGTCGGCCGTGGATGACAGCGAACGAAGCCCGCGCACTGGAGAACATGCCTTCGCTTGATGGGGATGCTGACTCGCTGGTGACGCCGCTGAATGTGATTGTCGGCGGGCAGTCTTCCCCTCTGGACAGTGCGCCGAAATCGTCGGCTGTCCAGACTAAATCAGGGGCCGTGAAACTGAAAGGTGAAGCGGACTCTGGTTCGGAGAAGTTAGCGTCCGCGGTCCTCGCGAGGTTCTTCAAACGTCAGCGTGAGGCTGTCCTAGCCCGTATCAATTCCGAGTCCGCCGAATGGTGGGATGGGGAACGGTGGGATAAGGAACTCGCCGCCGACCTGTACCGGGCGGCTATGGCTGTCACTGGGCAGGTCGCCGCTGATGTTCTGACTTCCGCCGGGTTCTCCCCCGAGGATTATGACGCGGCAGTGACAGCGAACTTCCTCAAAGCTGTTGCTGATTCGCGGGCCGGCAAGATCAACTCCACGACCATGGAGCAGATCGAGGCCGCGCTTGCCGAGCCGGGCGACGACGGCGAAGGGAATCCTGTCCACACTCCGGAGAAGGTCTTCGATGAGGCTCAGGGCGCACGCGGCGAGGTTATCCTCGCAACACTCCTGACGACGTTCGCCGGGTTCGCAACGATGGAAGCCGCGAAGCAGAACAGCAGCGAGTCGACCAAGACGTGGTTGGTGAACTCGAAGAATCCTCGGTCAGCGCACGCCGGAATGAATGGCGAGACCGTCCCGGTTCGGGAGAAGTTCTCCAACGGAGCTGACTGGCCGGGCGATCCTGTCCTCGGCGCTGACGGTGTCGCGAACTGCCGATGCAGTGTCGAAGTGACCCTCTCATGACCAATCAAACCCTGTCGGCCCTCCGGGGTCTTTTTTATTGCCCAAGGAGGGCACATGAAGACTAAGAATCTTTCCGCCCAGGTGAAAGCCACAGGTGATGACACTGGCGAGTTTGAGGCCATTGTCGCTGTGTTCGGGAACATTGATTCCGGGGGGGACATTATCGTCAAGGGTGCGTTCGCTGACACTCTCACGGAGTGGGAAACGTCCGGGGATCCGATCCCTGTGGTGTGGTCCCATGACTCGAATGATCCGTTCTCCCATATCGGGTCTGTCGTTGAGGCTTCGGAGACTGACACTGGCCTGCTCGTGAAGGGTCAGCTTGACCTTGACAATCCAAAGGCAGCTCAGGTGCACAAGCTCCTCAAAGGCCGGCGGGTTACACAGTTCTCCTTCGCCTACTCGGTACTGGACGGTGGGCCGACTGAGATTGACGGTGAGAACGCTTTCGAGCTCCGCCGGCTCAAACTCTACGAAGTGGGCCCAACGCTCGTGGGCATGAACCAGTCAACTGAACTTCTTAGCGCCAAGTCGGACGACTTGGAAGCTAAGGCTGGCCGGGTTCTCTCGGCCAAGAACGTCGAGGTCGTTAATGATGCGATCAAGGCGGCGGACGCTTTGAAGTCCGCACTTAAAACGCTGCTCGATGCAGCAACGAATGACGATGGAAAGGCCAGCACCGGCCAGCAGGTCAAGGATGAGGAGCCGCCAGTGGCCAAGTCTGAGGAACCGCCCGCCAGTGTGCCCGCCGTAGACATCGGCTCATTGGAAACATACCAAAAAGCCATCTCTATGGAAGGACTCCTGTGAAAACTCTCGCAGAGCTCAAGGCGGAACTGGCCGTTCTGATCAAGGCCGCCAAAGACAACACCCTGACCACCGACCAGGCCGGCCGCCTGGACACCATCAAGGCTGACATTGAGTCCGCCCAGACCCGTGAGAAGTCCATCGCTGACGGCGATGCGCTGCTCGCTCAGTTCAAGGACGCCGGCACACCTAAGGCTCCCGAGGCTGATGTGCAGGCTAAGTCCATTGGTGAGTACTTCGCCAAGACGGCTGGCACTGCGCTGGTTGCCCACGGCCGCAAGACTGGCCTGCGCGTCTCCACCCCGGAGTTCAAGGCTTCGTCTGATACTCAGGTCACCGGCACTGTGTTCGCGCCCGCGCTGACCAGCGTTGACACGACCATCCTCACGGGTGTCCGTCGCCGCCTGACCATCGAAGACCTGCTCGGTTCGGAGTCCATCTCCGGGTCCGCGCTGACCTACTTCGTTGAGTCGGCCACCGTCGAAGGTGCCTTCACCCTCGTTGCGGAGAACACGCAGAAGCCGCAGCTCCACTTCGGTGAGCCGACCGCGGTCACTGAGGCGCTGTCCAAGATCGCCGGGTTCATCAAGGAATCCGACGAACTCCTGGAGGATCTGCCGTTCCTGAAGACCGCGATCGACGGGCGCCTGCTGTACCAGCTCAACCTCTTCATTGAGGACCAGCTCCTGAATGGCTCGGGCGTGGGCAGCAACATCCGCGGCCTGCTTAACCGTGTAGGTATCCAGACCGAAGTTCGCGGCTCCACGGCTGCGGGCGACAACGCTCAGGACACCATCTTCCGCGCCATCACGAAGGTGCAGACGGGGTCCGGTCTTTCTGCTGACGGCATCGTCATCAACCCGGCTGACTACCAGACGCTTCGTCTGTCCAAGGATGACAACGGCCAGTACTTCGGCGGCGGGTTCTTCTCGGGTCAGTACGGCAATGGTGGCATCCAGGAGCAGCCCCCGCTGTGGGGTCTGCGCACCGTCGTTACCCCGGCGATCGCTGCCAACACGGTTCTGGTCGGCGCGTTCGGCCCGGCCGGTTCGGTCGTCTCCAAGGGCGGCATCCGCGTGGAAGCCACCAACACCGAGGGCAACGACTTCACGAACAACCGGATCACGATCCTTGCTGAGCGTCGCATGGCGCTGGCCGTCCGCCGCCCGGCCGCGTTCGTGAAGACCACGATCACGCCGGTTGCATAACCGTTCGATCTGATTGTGCTGGCGCCGGGGTGACTCGGCGCCAGCACCTTCCCGGAAGGGCAACATCATGGCTTTGAAGATTTACGAATACAAGGGCGCCACTTTCCAGTTCGACGACTCGGACGTGCCTGACGGTGCGGTTGAAGTCAAGGCTGCGAGCATGGCGAACAAGTCCGTCAAACCTGAGAACAAGGCGGTAGACGATGGACGTTCCAAGCCTGCTTCCGTCACCAAGCGCTGACCCCGCCGCCGACGACCTCGCTGCCGCTGAGGCCGCGGTGCGTAAGTACTGCGGCTGGCACATCGCCCCGGTCATCATCCAAGACCTTGTCCTTGACGGATCCGGAACATCGTCACTGTTCGTGAAGTCGTTGCGTCTCCTCGACGTTACGGCCGCCGAATGTGACGGGACGGTTCTGGACACGGCGACTCTCGAATGGTCCGAGGCCGGGTATCTACGGATCCCCGGCGCGTGGCCTGACAAGCTGCGCTCCGTGAAGCTCACCATCGAGCACGGTTTCGATGAGGTGCCCGACGTCGCGAGCATGATCCGGTCCATCGCGGCCCGCGCTTCGGCTTCACCTACGGGTGTTGTTCGGGAGCAGGCCGGCGCGGTGTCCATCTCCATGTCGATGGTTGCGCCTGGCGTTTCCGGCGGCGTGGTCCTGATGGATCACGAGCGGCGGATGCTGGACAAGTATCGGGTGACGGGGGGCTCGTGATGTCTGTCGTGAGTTTCGCAACTGAGACGCTGACTAGGCTCCGTGCCCCACTGGTCATGGATCACGGTTCGATGGTTCAGGACTGGGACAACGCTACGACGGCAACCCTCGCGGGCTGGTCGTTGCAGCCTGGCGCATCTTCTGAGGACATCCTGAATCGTGAGGCTGTCCGGGTGGACTGGACCGCTTATGGGCCCTACGACGCGGATGTGATCGCTACGGACAGGATCAGATTACCGTCCGGTGATTACTCCGTGGTCGGTGAGCCTGAGCGGTGGAAGTCGCCCACTGGCCGGATCAGTTCGACGAAGCTGCTGCTGCAAAGGTGGTCGGATCGTGGCTGAGAAGATCCGGATTGAAATGGATTCGGGCGGGATTCAGGAACTTCTGAAATCCGCTGGCGTCCAGGCCGATTTGAAGTCTAGGGCTGACCGGATCGCGGCGGCCGGCGGACCCGGCATGGAGGCTGGTTCTCGGATCGGTAAGACACGTGCTCGAGCCTCCGTCATCACCGCAACCCGCAAGGCTCGACTCGCTGAGGCGAATGATCGGGCACTCACTAGGGCGTTGGACGCGGGCAGGGGGTAGTGGATGGCGAAGACACTCACCTTCCCAGACATCGAGGACGTTCTAACCATCCACTTAGCGGCAGAGCTTGGCGTACCGGCTGGCACGAGATCATCTACGGCCGCGAAGTATCTACGGGTACTCCGAACAGGGGGCCCGCCGGCTACGCGGGTCACTGATTCTCCTCAGGTCACCGTCGAGGCGTATGACTCCTTCGAGTCGGGGGCGATCAATCTGCTTGAGAACGCCCGGCATGTCCTGTGCGAGCTACCCGGCACTGGGCTTGATGGCTGGGCTGTGAAGTCCGTTGAGATCATCGGCGGCCCGTCGAACCTGCCGGATCCTTCATCCGAATCCCATCGCTACACCCTGACCGCTGTCGTCCAGATCCGCGGCAAACAACCCATCTAGGAGCAACTGTGAAAATCACTCTCGCCCGTGAGTGGACTGACGCCAACGGCAAGTCCCACAAACCGGACACAACCCTGACCGTCCCGGATCTCACCGGGCGTGAATTGATCCTCGTAGGTGCTGCCCGCGCCGCGGACACTGAGAAGGAGACCAGCAAGTGACTAAGAACCTCGCGAACATTCGCATCTACGGGGACCAGGATTCTGCGGTATACATCGCGGACAAGGGAACCACAGGCCCGACTACGCTCGCCGCGCCGGCAGTGGATTACGCCGACCTTGGCTGGATCAGCGAGGACGGCGCGGAGATCGCCCGGGAATCATCCTCGAATGACTTCACCGCATGGCAGGGCGGCACGATTGTCCGGTCAAAGGTCTCCGGCGTCAAGGACACCATTAAGGTCACGGCGCTGGAGGAAACCGCTCTCGCGCTTGGCCTCTACTACCCCGGTTCCTCGACGGTGACCGCTACCGGCGTTTCCACCATCACAGTCCCCGGCGGCGCCTCCTCGAACGAGAAGGCCCTCGTTGTGGACTTCCTCGATGACGACGTGACCAAGCGGTACGTGATCCCCCGCGCCGAAGTGACAGGTGTTGGCACCATCGCGCACAAGAACACCGACATGACGATGTATGAGTTCACGTTCACCATCTACGGCGGGTTCACCATCATCACGAACAACCCGGCCCTCGCCACGGCCTAACCAGACCGGCGGGCGGGGTGTTTTTCCGTGGTGGTTTCCCCCGCCCGCCTATCTACAACAAACCACCACGAAGACTTATAGGAGAAACCACCATGACCGCACGTAAAGCACCACAGGACCACCTCACCCCCAAGGCAGACCTCGCCGCCCAGATCGTTGAGTTCGACTACGAAGACCTGCACCTCGTCGCGGACGGTGACGCGGTAACCGGCGAGATCATGGAGGAGCTCGCCGCCGGCAACCTACACACGTTCCTCAAGGCCCTGCTCGGCTCGGATGGGTGGGACAAGATCAAAGTCCTACCGGTACGCAAGTACAAGCCCATCCTCGACGCATGGAGTGAAGCGAATCAGGCAGCGGGAAACTCCTAAGCCTCGCCTACTTCCTCCGGGAGTACCGCGGGGCTCTGAGGGCTGACTTCAGGCACTACTACGGGCTGGACTTGCGTGAAGCGTTGCGCGGAAACCTGTTCGACGCTGCGGACCTGGCGGTAAACCTGCCGCCGGGTTGCGCTGTGTTCCGGGAGTACGGCGGCCCACTCGCATGGACGCAGTCAGAGCACCTAGCGGCTGCTCAGTTGCACGCCGCGAACATCGCCAACTGGCAGCGCACCAAGGATGGGTCAAAGGGATCGAACCCGCCCAAGCCGCTTGAACCGCCAAAAGGCCGCAACGAACGGGACGCCGACGCGGCGCGACTCGACGCCCGTGCCCAAGCGTTCCTCGCACGGCAGAAAGCACGTCAACAAGCAACTGAATAGAGGTCTCCGTGGCGAACGTCGAACTGGCAACCGCGTACATTTCCCTGGTCCCAACCATGAAGGGTGCGCAGGGCAGGATCGCGCAGGAGCTCGGCGCTGTTGACGCGGACGGTATCGGCAAGGGTATCGGCGGGCGTATGGGCGGCGGGATCACAGGCACCCTCAAGGGTCTGGTTGGTCCCGCCCTCGCCGCGATGGCTGCGATAGGGTTCGGAAGCTTCATCTCCGAGGCCGCCCAAGCGTCCGACGCCACGGACAAGTTCAAGTCCACTATGAACTTCGCCGGTATCGACACCTCCGGTATTGACGCGGCAACCAACGCCGCCAAAGCCTATGCCGATCAGACGGTTTATGACCTGCCAACCATTCAGGCGACCATGGCACAGTTGGCGTCAAACGGCGTCGAGGGGTACACGGAGCTAACCCAGGCAGCGGGTAACCTCAACGCCGTTGCCGGCGGTAACGCGGAGACGTTCAAGTCAGTCTCACGGACACTCACGCAGTCCGCCGGCGCCGGCAAGCTTATGACCGAAGACTGGAACATGCTCGCGGGCGCCATTCCCGGCGCTGCTGGTCCGCTAAAGAAGGCACTGGAGGACGCGGGAGCCTACACGGGCAACTTCAAGGACGCTATGGCGGCCGGGGAGATCACCTCTGACGAGTTCCAGGCATCCCTCCTCAAGCTGGGCATGGACCCTATCGCCGTAGAAGCGGGAAAGTCCGTAACCACTTTTGAGGGCGCTATCGGCGGTCTTCAGGCGACGATCAACTCGGGCCTGATGGGCGCGCTTGATGCGATGAAACCCGCCATCACTGGCGCCATCAACCTACTTTCAAACGGGCTGGGCAGGGCGTTTGATTTCGTGGGTAACGCCGCGACGGGGCTCTACGACCTGCTGGTAAAGGGTGACTTCGGTTCCGCGTTCCGTGCGGCCTTCCACGTCGAGGAAGACTCAGGTCTGGTGAACTTCCTGTTCACGATCCGTGACGGGGTACTCGCGGCTAAGGCGGCCTTCGGGGATGGTGATGTCACCTCTGACGGTTTCGTTGGAGCTATGGAGCGCATCGGTGCGGGCGCTAATGCGGCGATGGGCGGCGTTCGCGCCATGTTCGCGGCGTACAAAGCCGGCGACGGGGACGTCACGTCCTCAGGGTTCGCAGGCTTCATGGAGCGGCTCGGGCTAGGGCTGCGGGAAGTAACGGGCGGGGTTCGTGCGTTCTTCGCAGCGTTCGCTGCGGGCGGTAACGATGTTACGTCTTCCGGGTTCGCGGGGTTCCTCGAAGGACTCGGGCTGAAGGCGCGGGCTCTGGCGGATCAGATCGGCCCCGTCCTCGGTCAGGTGTTCGGCACTCTTGGGCCTATCCTCGCAACTCTGGGACCGCAGTTCTTTGAGCTGTTCACCGCGATATCTCCGATCCAGACAATTTTCCAGGCTATCGCGCCGCTACTCCCGCAACTGTTGTCCGCGTTTGGTCAACTCGCGGCCGTGGTCGGTCAGTCGCTTAGCACGGCGCTGACAACATTGGTGCCTATTTTCGTGCAGTTGCAGACCCTTTTCATAACGGTCTTTCAACAGGTTCTGGCGACGGCCCTGCCGGTGATCGTGCAGCTTGTGACAATGCTCGGTCAGACGTTCGCGCAACTCTTGCCGGTCATAATGCCGATCATCGCTCAGGTAGCCACTCTTACCATGACGCTGGTTTCGCAGTTGGCGCCCATCTTCATGCAGCTTGTATCGACGGTGCTGCCTATGGTTGTGACCATCTTCGGCGCTGTGCTGCAAGCCATTGGTCCGCTGATCTCCATGATCGCCGGGATGCTGATCCCCCTCATCCAGTTCCTGATGCCCGTAGTGGTTACGGTCTTCGGGGTGATCGCAAATGTCATCGGCTCGGTGATGCAGATCATCATGGGCATTATCCAGGTTGTCACCGGGATTATCTCCGGGAACTGGGAACAGGTCTGGACCGGGATCGGCAACATCTTCGGCGGGATCTGGAACACCATAGTTTCGCTCGTCACCGGGGCGTTGCAGATCATCGGTCAGGTAGTCATCTCCGGAATAGGGATGCTGCTTGGCTTCATCGGCGGCGCCCTCGGGAACATCGGTCGGTTCTTCGCTGACACCTGGAACAACGTCGTCAACGGCGTGTCCGGGATGATCGGGAACGTCCTCGGGTTCTTCGGAGGCCTTGGCGGCAAGATTGTGGGCGCGCTAGGTGACATCGGTTCGACCTTGTTCAACACCGGCAAGAACATCATCCAAGGCCTGATCGACGGCATTGGTTCCATGATGGGCGCCATTGGTAGGGCCGTGCTGAGCATCGTGCCCGAGGCGATCCGTGGCCCGTTCGAGGATCTGCTCGGCATCCACTCCCCGTCCCGGGTGTTTATGGGCTATGGCGTCAACATTGGTCAGGGCCTGATCAATGGCCTTGATGGGATGCACGGCAAGATCGCATCCTCTGTAGAGGGAATGATCACGGTCCCGTCAGTGCCCGCGTTTGGTGCCGGCTCATACGAGACGGCCACGCCAGTAGGTGGCGGGTTTCCGTCGCGGATGGCGTTGATGGTTAACGGGCGAGAGTTCGAGGGCTACCTGGTTGATACTGCGTCGAGCGTGGTTACCTCAGCCGATTCGGAATCAAGGTACAGAAGGGCGGGCCGCAACTGATGGTTGCCGTGTTGGTTGAGCCGATTGTGATGGCGCCATGCCCTCGGGCCGGTGTTACAGTAAGCGGACTCGGCGTTGGTGACTCGATCGTGTCCTTGTGGCGAACCGCCGACGGAGAGCGCGATCCCGTTCGCGGTGCCCGCAGGGCCACGATGAACGACGCTTCGTATGTGGTCGATTGGGACGCGCCACTAGGTCGGCCGGTGACGTATGAGGTTGAGGTTATTTCCGGTCCGTCCGGGTCTAGCCGCACCCTTTCTGACCCGGTGACTATCGAGTCCGAAACAGGCTGGCTGATGGACCCACTGATCCCGCAGTCAGCAGTTCCGATCACCTACCGCTACCTCCCCACGGGTGAACCAACGTTCGCATCGGCGGCCCTGGCCAAGCTTGAATATGCTGCGGAGACGCAGATGTTCAACATCATGGGCTCTGATAAGCCTATGGCCCTGTTTGGTCAGCGAATGGCTGCTACCGGGGTGGACTTCAGCATGATTACGGACGCCGCAGCCGAGAACACTCGGTTGCGGAAGCTCCTGCGGTCCACGTCCAGCCTGTTGGTGCGGGTTCCTAAGTCGTGGACTGACGCTCTGCCTGGGGTTTGCTTCACGGTCATGGTGAAGGTCGCGGAGGCACCTGTCGAGGCCGGGTCTGGTGGGCCTTTGACGCTTTGGTCGCTGACTGGGGACACCGTCCAGGGTCCGGCGATCAAGGTCCTCACGGCGACGTTTACTTACGGGGATGTTGCGTTGTTGATGGACACGTACCAGCAGAAGCAGGATCTGATGGCGGGCTTGACCTACCTTGACGACTTGAAAACACCGCTCGGTTAGGAGCCCGCCCTTGCGACCCATTGATGAGGACACACTTGACGCCC